ATTTAATATATCTTATTATGGGGCTGGGCATTTCTTAATGCTAGCAAATATTACTCAAATAGATACAAGATTTTTGGAGGATGGTTGTGAAATTTGGCAATTACCAAATGCAAGGTTTCTATATGAATAACAATGTTTAAATTAAACAAAAACATATAATAATATGGAAGTACAAACAGAAAACAAAACAGGGGCAGACTGCTCAGGAAGTTCAGGAGATTCAAACAGAGTTCTAACTTTATCAAATACTGGAAATACAACTCCAGGAGGATTCTTAGTTTATGTTAGTGGTTTAGCTTTAGCATTAACAACAGAATATACAGTTGATCATAATAATACTGCGTCTGAAATCACTTTCTTGAATGGGCTTTGGGACGACATGACTATTGTGGTAAATTATTATCAATCTACAGTTCCTAGTGTTGGGGATGATTTTGCTAATGGGCCCTTTGTAGATTTTGGAGTTGTGGCGGTCAGAACACCAGTAACTATGACAACAGATTATTCAGGAGATAAAACTTATACAGATGGGACAGATGAAGATATTGACATGGTTTGGGACCCTTATACTGAAAAACATAACTTGGATAAATCAGGATTAACAAAAGTTTATGATGCAAGAGTTTTCTTAAAGCCAGCCCAAACACTAAATAAATACGACAAGATAACCTATGAATCTAAAATTTACCGGGTTGAGGAAGTTAGTATAAGAAATTTTGATGGAACAGCAGTCTTCAAGGTTGGCGGGTTATTTTACATAGCAGATGTCTGAAATTGAAGAAAGATTAAGTCGAGCAATTCCAAGGATTGCCAGAAGAATGCAAAATGAACTAGTTCTAGCGTCTCCAGTAAATACAGGCCGTTTAAGAAATTCAATTAAAGTTGTCCCATCAGAAAACGGAATAACAATCTGGATGGTAGATTATGGTTTGTTTGTAGAGTTTGGAACCCCTCCCCATATAATAGAACCAAACTCAAAGAAATCTTTAAAATTTAAAGGAAAAGGCGGACAAGTATTCGCAAAGAAAGTTAATCATCCTGGAACAAGACCTAACCCTTTTATTAGAAATACGATCCAAAATAAATTAAGGGCCATAATTGCAGAAGAGTTGTCTAAATAACAATCTTTAAATAATAAATTGGGTTTAAATTATTAACATACACCCCAGATGATCTCCTAAAAAGGATAAAGGTCGCTGGATGATTAAACCAAGAGGTAGGATCCAAGAGGAAAATGAATATAACAAACATAAAGCAAGAGCAACTGAACTTTTTAAGAAACCAAGATATTTTTACTATTACTCAGCGAGGAGTAACTACTTATACCGACACTGGAACCTTTTCAGCAGACTCAACACACACAGTTGCAAATAGCCCAACATCAATTAAAAATATTAGAAGTGTGACTAGAGGAACTCTTTTAACTTATGGAGAAGATTACACTTATAGCAAAGTTGGAGTGATCACATTCACTGCGGCACAGACCGGAACATACACAATTATTTATGATTCTGGAACAGACAAAATATATCCAGATTTCCCAAGAGACGACCTAACAATTAACTCCTTTCCAAGAATAGCCATAGACATTCTAAGTGCACCAATCGATGCATTTGGAATCGGAGGGTCAAGTTTTATTTCAGATGTAGCCTTCACAATAGTAGTTTATGACAAGAAATCAGCAGACATAGACGCATACATTCAAGCAATTAAATCAGCATATATCTCAGGTGCAAAGAACTTTTATTATATGGGTTTTACAAAACCAACATTAATTGGGCCCACATTAGATAGTGATAATAAGAAGCAAGAGATTATGCAAAAAAATATAGACATCTTGGGAATGTTTAATGTAGACAAATGAATCACGAATTAAAGAAATTAATGACAAAAGTAGCAAAAGGGGAACTAACAATGGAACAGGCCACAAAAGGCAAGAAAACTCCTCAGAAGGGCTTAAAACAAGCCAGTAACACTCTTAAGAGAAAGAAAGCAATTAAATCAAGGGAGGTAAAATAAAATAGCAAACAATTATATTAGTGGAGGTAGTTCGGTATCCTTATTCGCATTTGAAGATCAAGATGGTTGGAACACGACAGCAGCAGGCCACACAGCAAGTGATGAAACATATATGCCTTTTGGACAAGGGGTCGAAGTTTCAATAGCGAGAAATAACAATGCTGAGAGAATTTATGGTGTTGGAGCAAGAAATGCAACAGCTACAATAAATAAACAATACGCTGGAACCGCAACAATTAATGGAGTATGTACGCATGCTTATTGGTTATTGGGAGTTTTAGGATCAAATGCAGATGGTGAAACAACTGGAGCTTATACTCACACTTATACAGAAGCAAATAGTCTGACTAGTTTCACAACTAACTGTTCTCTTGAATTAGGAACAACAGATGTTGGAAGCGCATTAATTGGATGTAGAGCAAATACTTGGACCTTATCGGCAGCAGTAAATGAGCCTTTAAGATTTAGTATTGAAGCACCTTATAGATATGAAACATTAGGAACAACTGCTCTAGCAGACAATCCAGACGTTGAACCAGTATTCACATTCGCACACGGATCTGTAGAAATGCCTGGCGGAACAACAATCGCAGCAGTTCAATCGTTCGAGTTATCAGTAAACAACAATTTGGGTGCAGTATATGGTGTAGGAAGTAGATTCATGACAGATAATGTAGCAAAAAACAGAGAATACAATTTCTCTATGACTGCAGCATTCTTGTCACATACAGCTTTATTGACATATTTTCTTAATGGAACAAATTCAGCAACAGCACCTAGTACAGGAAGCGGAACTGAGATTGCAACATTAGAATTAACATTTACAAACGATGATGGAGATATTCTAGACATCAATTTGACAGGAGTTCATCTTAATGAAGAAACACTCCCTCAAAACGTGAATGAAGTAGTAAAAGAAGATGTAACCGGATGGGCTAGAGGATGTACAAACATAATCTACACAAACGACGTTCAAACTGCACCTGTGGCAGCAACAAATATAGCTTAATTTTTTATTTTTTTATTTTAGTTAGAAATACCGGGATTCCCGGTAAAAACACACACAAGGAGGAAATAATGGAAATACAAGAAAAGCAAGTGCCTAACTTGAAACTAGACGATCAGAAGAGAATATCAGTTCAAACAAAAGATATTCCCTTGACTGTGAATGGGAAAGAGACAAAGGTAGTTATCAGAAAGCTAAGTACAGGCGTACGAAATAAGATTCGAAGCGACTGTTCTCAGACAAAAGTTGTTGGTGGACAAGTAAATGTGAACATCAATGATGCAGAACTACAAGAAAAGATCCTATTCGCATGTATTGTAGAAGCACCGTTTGAGAAGACTCTAGCGGTTATTAAGGAATTACCAGCAGATGTTAGTGATTACCTATTCGAAGAATACAATTTGTTCGCGGAACCATCTGATAAAAAAAAAGATTAATTAAGGAAGGGTTAAAAGGTCACCACTCGGATGACGATGAAATAACAGACGAAATTATGTATTGGTTTTGTGCAAGGAATTTCGGATTTACACCAGACCAAGTAGACCAAATACCTTATGATCGGGTCACATATATGATCCAACAAGAGATGGAACTCAAAAAGTTAGAAAATCAAAAAAACAGATAAAAATGCCAGACTTAAAAATTGAAGTACCAATAACTGTAAGTGGAGATAAAAGTAGTAGCGACTTTGGAAACAAGGTGGCAGACCAAATAAAGAGATCTCTAGGTAGCATCGGTATTGGAAAGTCTTCTGGAGCAGGAGGAGGACTAGCTGCAGGAAAAGGAATCGGTAAAATGGCAGGTGTATTGGGGGCAATTTTAGTAGTTTTAAAGTCCTTAGATTTTGTAATTAAGCCAGTTATGAGTTTATTGAAGGCAATTTTAGTTTTATTGTTTGTGCCATTGATACCCTTACTTAAACCAGTTCTACAATTATTGCAGACCTTTCTAAAATCAGTAAGTAAAGCCAGGAAGAATGCACCTCAAATAGGAAAAACAGATACAGCAATAGATATTCCAATAGCAGTTGCAAATTGGGCCTTAATGATAGGTTATGCAATAGGGGACTTCTTAGCAGAATTAGGAAGATCCGCCTTTGATATTGGAAAGAAACTTGGATCTTGGTTATATAATTCAGTTATTAAACCAGCAGCAGACTGGATAACTAAAATATTAGACAACATTTCCTCATTTATTTCTGATAAAATAATAGCTTTGGGAGAATTTTTCCTAGGTATCGGACAATGGATATGGGACTTTATTCTTTCAGGACTACAATTTATTGTATCTTTAGGTTCTATGATTTGGGATTTTTTATTAAAAGGTTTAAAATTTATAGCAAATTTAGGGGTAAAATTATGGGATTGGTTCAAAGGAGCATTAAGTGGAGCAGCAAATCTAGGTCAGAAAATTTGGAATTGGATTAAAGATAATTTAAATATTTTTAAGAAAGATGATGATGATGATAGTGGTAAAAGTTACAGAACAATACGTAAAAATGATTTTTTAATGAGACCAGGTAAAAACGCCGTTTCATTTAGTCCAGATGATACAATTATTGGGGTTAAAAATCCTGGAAGTTTAGGTGGCGGAACCACAATTAATATTAATAATCCAGTTGTGAGAAACGATCAAGATATTAGGCTGATTGCAAATGAAGTGTCAAGAGTACTTCAAAGACAAACGTCTGGGAGATTTAGTTCATAATGGAAAAGGTAATAAAAGAACTTAAAGAAATGAATAAAACATTATTTGCAATTAAACAATTTATAATAGCCCAGGCACAATTAACTAAACAACAAAACCTTGAACTTCAAAGACAAGGTAGACATTTAAAATCAATTAAATCAAAAATGGAGGAAAAAAATGGCAGCAAGCATAGGTGGAAAATCTTTGGGAGACGTTAAATCAGAAGCCTCTTCAAAAAATTCAGGTTTATTTATTCAACCTTTACCTTTATCAGATAGTGATGCAACATTATTAATGGATCTATTAGGTACTAGCAGAACCATAACTATTTCGGGGGTTAAAACAGGGGTTGTTGCAGACTTAAGAACATTTGTGACAGACATAGAGGGATTACAAACAGGTGAACAAGCAAGTTTAACTTTTGTTAGTTCTTGGACAAATGTAAATAAGAGCGTACTAATTCAAGATTTCACTCACGATAAAGCAGAAGGGGATGAATCAAGAGTTACTTACACTTTAACTTTATTGGAGGGCTCAGTATTATGAGAATGACCAAAGTGATCGTTAACACGGTCACAATAAAAGATACAGATGGTAGTCCTGATCCAGGAAAATTAATTAATTGGGAATCTGTAAAAGATGATGACATTATTTCTGAAGCAAGATTATATCTACCTAAAAGTGTTAATGATTTAGTTGATCTAGCTAATGGACAAGTAGTAGAAATTTGGGGTGGCTGGACTACCTCAACAGATAGAAGATATTTTTATGGATTTATTGACGAGATAAAACCTCAAGGTGCAACAATAGAAGTTGTGTGTAAGAATGAAATGAGTTTACTAGTTAGAAAAAATGTAAACAAAGTTTATGATTCAACAATTGATGCAAGTGCAGGAGAAATAAGTGAGATAGTAGAAGACTTAATAGAAACTTATGGTGGAATGACTGCTAGTGTGCAAGCATCCGGAACAGAGGATGGAAAGAGAGTAGATCAGTTTAAATGTATTAATGTGGATATTTTTGAAAGAATTACTACCTTAAAGAAAGCATTAGATTGGGATTTATATTATAATGATTCAGATCGTAAAGTTTATTTTGAACCTAGTGGATTTAATGATTCTGGAATAACCTTGACCGTTGGTTCTGAAATTGTAACAATGCCCTCTTGGACCTTTGACACCTCAAACATGATTAATGATTTAAGGATTGACGGGGCAACAACACAAACAAATATTACTGAATCTGGACAAATAGGCACAACCACAGGTTATGCAACTACTAGTATTTTATTAGATAAAACTCCAGATATTGCAGAACTTTATATGGATGCAGCAACACCCCCAACAACTCAAAAAATAGGTGGAACAAAAGATGCTAGTACTGGACACTTTTATTATATTGACCGTGAAAACAAAAAGATTATGCCTAAGACAGGAACAACCTTCACAACAGATTATTATTCAATTATTAATTATATTTGGTCAGCACCGGCACCAATTCACATGATTAATGATTCAAGTATAACTGCCTATGGAAAATATGAGAAAGCTGTAGAGTTAAGTGACATTAGTTCAGTTGCAGATGCAGAAAGTCGTGGAGCAAGTATTTTATCAAAAAGAAGTGTACCCTTTATTGAGGGAACTATTCTTGTAAAAAGTCAAGCAGCAAATATTCCCTTAAGGGGCGAAACAGTTAATATAGTAGACACAAAAACACCGACGGTGAATGGTTTAGTTTTATCTGGAGAGTATGTTGTTCATGGAATTAGATATTCTTTTCCAAGTGCGACAGAAGAATTATTTGTAGGTGACAAAACTTGGAGACTAATTGAATGGCAAGCAAACACAGAAGAAAGATTAAAACGATTAGAAGAACAATTTGTAAGAAATCAAGATTTAGTTATTGAATTGGTTGAATTTAAGAATAATACTGCAGGGGAGATTAAGAATAGATACTTTAAAATTATAAAAAGAGATTTAAATGGGGATGGGTTTATTCTGGGAAATCCTCAGGAAGCAGTTTTGGGAATAAATACTCTTGGAGCAGATAGTGCAATAGGGGCGACTAATTATGTTAGACAATATCTAAATGCCTATACAGAGAATTTTATAGATGATGACTTTGAAGCAGCAGGAAGTACTGCCACTTGGAGCACAACTGGGTCAGCAACCTTCACATCTGGACAAATAGCTTTAAGTTCAAGTATAGATAAAGCAAACGGAACAATCACAACTGCCACTTTAACAAGCACAGAAGTAAGCGGATCCTTTGATTATGAGATGACCGCAAATGGTTCGGATTGGGAGAGTTGCACAAGTGGTGTTGCATTAACATTTGCTAGTTCAGGAACAGACCTAATGTGGAGAGCGACAGAAAATGCCACCTCAACTGGAGAAATAAGTAAAATTATAGTAGGGGGTTACCACGCATGAAACAACAATATTTAAATAACTGGAAAGGATTAATTTAATATGGGAAACGGCACAGTTATAACAACTAATGGGGTAAAGATTATGCTTAATAGAACTTATAAAGCAACTCCAGATTATTTGGCACCAACTAAATTTAAGATCGGAACTGGAACAACAACCCCTGTAGTAGAAAATACTGACGTTGAAACAGGGGTAAATATTAATGGTGGCGCAACAAAATCCTTTGTTAGTGGTTATCCCACTTTAGATGAAACAAATATGCAAGCAACAATTAGATGTTATTTAGATTCCACGGAAGGAAATGGAAATTCTCTGACTGAGTTCGGATTATTCAATGAAGATGGAAGTGCTTTAATGTTTAGTCATGCAGTATTCACAGCAATAAGTAAAACAACGGCGACAGAAATATCGTTCGTGCAAAAGGATACAATCTCATAAAATGGCAAATAATGATTATTCAGGAGAGGTTCTAACAATGGAAAGTTTCACAGCTCAAACAACAAATGGGTCTGGAGACATAACTGTAACTTTACAAAATACTCCAGTAGCAGATGATGCTATAATGGTTAATTTGCAGGGAGTCGCAGGAGCATTTGCACAATTACAAACAAGAACTGGAACAAGTGCAACTTTTAGAGTATATCAAAAATATGATAGGACAGACACAACTGCGGGTGGAACAGTAACAGATTTACCCACAAGTGTAACCACCGATACAACTACGGGAGGTCCATCATTTACAACAGGAGGTTCTGGTTCTACAACTGATGCCTCTACGGGTTCAAGGTCATTTGCCCCTGCAAATCATACACATGGGGTTCAAATAAGTAAAATTTCAAATCATAATCATGAAAACACTGCAACAATATTAACTGCATTAGCATCAACAGGAAGCATAACTTTGGTGGTGGCATACGCTTTCTAATGGGAAAACGATGGGCAAGAGGACAATTTTGTGATTTAATTCCTACAAGATTTAAAGACACAATATTTGGAGTTTGTTTAAGAGAGTCTTGTAAAAAACATGATATACATTATTGGAAAAAAGATATTTCAAGGAGACAAGCAGATATTCAATTTTTTAAAGATGCGGTTTGGGATTTCACAATAAATAGAAAAAGAACACTAGGGATTTTAATTTGTGTTCCAACATACATTATATTAAGGCTTTTTGGCTGGATAAGATGGTTACAAAAATAATGGGAGGTAAAATGACAAAAATAAAATTAATCGAATCAGGTAAGTTAGACAAAACTGGTTGGAAAAAACTAGGAAAGTCTTTTCTTATATCTTTGATAGGTGCAGCTTTAGTATTCACAGGAGATCTGACTAACACAGTAGATTTCGGAGGATCAGGAGCAATAGTTGCAACATTTATTCCGTTTGTAGTTAACTTTTTAAGAAAATGGTTAACAACTTACGAATCTAAATAATTATATTTTTTAAAGAAACAAGAAGGCCTAGTGCATGGACTCAGCATGTAAATAGGCCTTTCTTCTTTATTGTAGTTACTCAATAATAGTTTTTAAATATTGGTATTCTTCTGTTAAATAAGAGATTTTAAAAAGGAAACTGTATTTAAAGAAATAACTAAATTATGGAGGCAAAATATGGAAAATAACAATGGTTTAATAATCGGTTTATTAATTCTAGCAGTATTACTAAGTGCAATAGCATTAGTTGTAAGCTCAGGAGCTAAGATCGATGAGAAAGCCCTTTCTGATAAAATTGCCGCCCAAGTAATCAGCGAATTAGGTGTACAACCTACAGCAGCAGAAATTGCAGCTTTAGTTCCAGTACCCACAATTCCAGCGATTGTAATGCCAGAGTTCGAATCGGACTCAAAGGTTTTAGATCTATGGAATGATTTATACGCTGATGAAATCGAAGAACTCGAAACTGAAGCATACAATATTGCAGTTGAAGAGTTTGAAGATGAAGATTACTTAGTCCTTGAAGATTGGTTTAAGGATAATGTACCTGGATTCGACGAACTTAAGAATGTAGATATTGACGATTATGAAGTAACTATAATCGAATTAGGTCTTGAAGAAGATGAAGACAAGACAGCAGAAGTTATCTTTGAACTTGATGTTAGATACACTCTAGATGAGGGTGTAGCACAAAGGTTAAAGATGAAACTAG